ATACGTTGGATAAGCCATGTATGTGTGTACACTAATAGTAGCGAGCATAATAATTTCCAGCGAATGTGATTCGCTCTCTTTCATCATTTTCCTGTTCCGACACGCGATGCAACATGAATGCGGGAAAAATCATGAGACTCCCTTCGCGCACCGAGGGTGCGAACTCCCTCTGAAAAGCCGGGCATTCCTCCAAACCAACTACTTTTAGATCGGGTGCGGGATTCAAAAACATGAATCTGCCATCTCGCTCCGGGTCGTACTGAACAAAATAAACGAACCCGAACACACATCCAGTGTCTTCACCGTGGTGCCAATGCGCTTCCTGACTGTCACCTTTCCTGTAAACGTTGAGCCAAATGTCTGGTGGACACCCTTCTTTACAGTCGTCGCGCTTACATCGGTACATGGAAACATCAAGGCTCAAACCCAGCTTACTTTGGTACTCCGACATGCATCTATTGACTGCACTCAGAATTTCATCATCATGTGCTTTTTCGCCTATCATTCCCTTTCCATGTCCGTCTGGTGCCGTGGTGAGACAATTGGCGTTCCAGTGTACATTCTTTAGAACACTTTTGTTTTCTTCTCTTTCAAAAAAGTCGTTGATCTTGTGACGAATCTGCGAAACTTGGTCTCGAGAAAAGGGTTCGAAGATTCCCACGGGGTATCCGTAAACATCAACGAACATGTCTACGCTTAACTGATAAATTTTATAACGGCATCCAACTCATCTTGAGTCATTTTCTTCTTTTTCACAGCCGATTCCACGTCCTCTGAGGCGGAATCGACCGAGACATATGCATCGCGCCTGCGTACAGTCCATACGGAGATGAGAACCAATGCGACTAAAAACACCAGTAACTTTCTTCTTTGTTTCATGTTACTTATGACTGAGAAATTATTTTACCTTGCATGAAACAGTGACACGGGGGCCCATGACAGTTTCCGGGTCATGATAGACGCCCGATGGTATATAGAGGGCATCGCCTGGCTTCAATATTATAAAGCTCCCATCGTCGAAACGATACATCATTTTGCCAACTGCCTGAATAAGTAAAACACTTTCAGCGTCCTTGTGTCGACCATAAGTCTGAGCGTTCGATTCATATGTGACAAACGTGTAAATATTATCGGGTAAAACGTCGTACAGCGAATGCTGACGTATCTCATCGAATGCTGGTTTCAGTGAGCCTGGTAAAAACGTCGAATCCTCACATTTAATTAGATCTCGAGAGTACATCTCGACACTGTCGGGGTCGTCGTGCACGAATTTACGTGCAACGTCCTCCAAACGTATGCACGCGACGCGGCTATATGCACCTGGGTGATACAGTACACCTTCGTTCATAATCTGACATAGCACGGCATTTTATTAACACGGATCCTTCTCATGATTTTTTCCTTGTGAAATAGTAAGTAAGCATGAAAAGACAAAGCGCCATTTCGAAGACGAAAGCGAAACTCATCGCACGACTCGTGAATCAACGCAACGTCCAGAAACGAATCAACGCCCGCCTCCGCAAAAAGCTCGAAGCAGAAAAGAAGCGCAACGCGCAAATGAAAAAGACGGTCGCCAACCTTCGCCGGAGAGGTGCTATTTACTAAACTAATTAGTCGTCAGTCGTCATCAGAAACCAATAAAATAGAGTTTTAACCATGTATTTTATTGATTTTGTAGCATATGTCTATCGATCGATCTTATCGGAGGTTGAAGCCGGTGATCTCAGACGATCCAGGGTAGATTTGATACAATTCCTTCGCTTGATGTTGTTCAACAACTTTTTCTTTGTACTCCTCGAGCGCCTCGCAGAGAAGCGCAACGGCTTTCATTACATCGCTATCCAATTTCTTATCCGCAGAAACTCCTTTTATTTCCGCTGTCATTTCTTTCAGGATCCGTATAGCGTCGCTGGGACTTTTTTCTTCCTCCGCTTTTGCTTTTGCAACCAACGTTCCAGTCTTCACGGCAGGTTTACTGTTCTCTGCACCCATGTACTCATTGCGGAGAAAATAATCATCGAGAGAAATCAATAAAATCGACTTTATACGTCTATTTTATTGGTTTTGTTTGTATCATTTAAGGTTTATGTAATCATGTGTAACGCGCGGCGCGGTTAAGTTCGTCCCAAAGACGAGCTTAGTTAGAGAAGGCCAATCCACCCATGCCCGATTGAATCCTAAGTACGTTGTAGTTCACAGCGAACATATGGAGAGATTCAGACGCCGTGGCGAGGTCCTTGACCTTGATAGCGACTTGTGCGTTATCAATTCGGCTGAAGTTACACGTACCGGTCGGTTGATGCGCGGTAGGTTCTAAAGCGAACGAATACGCGTACACACCCGGGTACGGCGTACCATCGAAGTGAACAAACGGTTGAACTTGGTTGAAGTACTTACCCGGTTGCTCCTTGAAGCGGTCTTGTCCGTTCAAAACAAGCTTGAACGTCTCAATCGGTCCGACGGAGTCAGTGGCGGTAACCGCGCCATCTTCGACCCATCGCTTGGCGGAGCCACCACCACCAGAAGCCCAGAGCATCGGGGCGCCGGTACCTTCGACGGTGGAAACAACGACGTTAGAGGTGCCCAAAGCCGGGTTGGTCGTGAGCACGACATCCGCGGCCGCAGCGTTGGAGGCAAAGTTCCAACCGGTCGACGCGCCCGAGTCCGCGCAGAAGATCAGCGATTTCACAGGGTGATTATAGCTAAGCCTCACTTGCTTAGTCGCGCCCGCCTTGATGGAGTCAGTGCCGGTATGTTGCACCTGTTCGATAAGGTACTCATGTCCCTTTTGCGAAAAGCGTCTGCGTTCTTCCGTGTCAAGATACACGTAGTTGGCCCATACCTTGAACGTAGAACCATCAGTGTAGTTGGAGAACTGATCAGTCAAGTCAAAATCGAGGCGTACTTCATGGTATTGCAACGCGATAAGCGGGAGAGCTAAGCCCGGATTCCGGTTGAAGAAGAAGATAAGCGGGAGGTAGATGGTGCTGTCGACAGCAGAGGTCATCTTACCCCACTGGGCCTTCTTGTCGCTCGTCAAGTAGAGCTCAGCGTACAAACGCCAGAAACGGTTGTAAGTTTTGTCCACTCTTTGACCGCCAATAGACAGTTCGACGTCCTTAATGGCACGTTCGGCCGCCCACACGGCGGAGTTACCGGAGGTCTTGGTATCAGTGTTGAGACCAGACTTGGCCTTCATCTCGACGAACATGTCCGCAACGAGATCACCATTGCGCGCAATGGTGGTAGAAACGCGACCAGACGGCGCCGGGGAGCCGTTGACGGTTTGTTCGATCGTTTCCATGGCGAAGTTCGTGTGTCGCTTGTACACCGCCTGGAAGAAGGTAACTTTCGGGTTCCCCGTGAGGAACACATCTTGGGCTCCATAGGCCACGAGCTGCATAAGTCCGCCAGCCATTGTGTTGTAGTTGTTGTACCATACGCTGAGAAAAAAATTTCACCTGGGTGACCCGCATTCGACGCAACATCGCCTGGAGGAAGGTAACTTTTGGATTTTTCGCGAGGAACATCGCCGTGGTAGTGCAAAAATTCAGGGGCTTAAAGAGAATTGATCAAATTCAATTACAAAATGTCTATGTCTAAAATTGATATTGAAGAAGCAGAGCCGCGCGACGAGGTCGAGGAAGGTGAGATTGTCCCGAGTGATTTCGACGACGACATCAGCGACGACGACATCAGCATTAGCGACGATGACATCAGCAACGACGATCTGCTCGAAGATGAGTTTGACGAGGACGAGCTCGCTGATTTCGAGGATGCCTCCGACGACGCCCTGGAATTGATGGAACGGGTCCTGACCACTGAGTCCGGTGACACGGTCGCGTCGGCGCTCGTCGACATCGCTTCCCAGCTGGAAACCCAGAACAGGATTCTCATCAAAATTTTCGCAGCTCTGCAAAACTAGCGTCGCGCGGGCCAGCTTAAAATCTACTTAAACAATATCTGCGTTGTGTCATCAAGAGGGCTGATGACGACGTTCATCGACCAGCACCCATCCTATGACGAGGCTGAAATTCTCAATATCGAGAACACGATTCAGACTCTTGATAAAGAGAGCTTGGTTGGTGCTATCTGTCATTACGAGAGAGTGTGGGGGCTCGAGGAGTCGTGCGCGAATTCACTCGACGCCTCGCGCATCGGTTTCAAACACGGTCAATTCTTTGACGCCGGGGAGATAAACAAAACGACGGGGTTTCCTGACAGAATATGTATGCGAGATGTCGAGGATAAGGCGAACCGTTTGTTCCTGAAGCTAAAGCAATTCGGTGCGCGTTTGAACATGGTGTTCAACCCATACGACGGCACGCAGTTGTCCAAGCTACACACGGATGATATGCCCGCACTCTCGCTCGGGGAACGAATCAACCGCCTGATAAAACAAGTGGCCGACGCGTTCACCTACGTCCGCATACACTCGGCCATCGCCAATAGGATAAACGAGCCCCGCGCGGCACCCGAGAGATACGATGCAGATCCTGAATATTTTTCAGCGACTCCGATCACGTCCAAGCAATTGGACGACATGTCTCCGTTTCAGAGAGCCGTGTGTGCGTGTTTGAACGAAGCTGCGCTCAGGGGAATGCGCCGCTACAAAGGGCAGTGTTGTATACAAATCATGGCTGGTGAGCGGTTTACGCGCGCGTGGGAGCCTGTCTATACGATTAAAGAATTTGTATACATGCTCGCTCAGAAGGAAATCTTTTTTGAAAGGTGGAAGGATTTAACGTCGAAGGGAAGCACTTTTAACGAGGTCATTCGCCATTTGGAGGTGTGTAACGACCATCAGTTCCCAGCGATCATCAAGAATCGCCACTGCTTTTCATTCAAAAATGGCATGTTCTGTGCGCGCGTGTGGAGCGAGGAAATGCAGGCGTACACCTCTCAATTTTACCCGTACGACTCGCGGGAGTTCCAAACGCTCGATCCCACGATCACCGCGTGCAAGTATTTCGACCAAGAGTTTACGTCGCACGACGCGTGTAGAGATTGGTACGATATCCCGACACCATATTTTCAGAGCGTGCTGGACTACCAGAAATTCGAAGAAGACGTGTGTCGATGGACGTACTGTATGGTTGGGCGTCTGTGTTTCGAGGTTGGCGACTTGGATGGCTGGCAAATCATTCCGTTTATGAAGGGAATCGCTCGTTCGGGGAAAAGTACAATCATCACCAAGGTGTGTAAGAAATTCTACGAGGCAGAGGACGTGCGAACCCTCTCCAATAACATCGAAACAAAGTTTGGTTTGTCGAGCATCTATGACGGCCTCATGTTTATCGCACCAGAAATCAAAGGTGATATCAAACTTGAGCAGGCAGAGTTCCAATCGATCGTGTCTGGTGAGGACGTTTCACTCGCAGTGAAGCACGAGAAGGCGAAGAGCATGGTCTGGATAGTACCGGGCATCCTCGCCGGAAACCAGATTCCTAATTGGAGCGACAACGCGGGCTCCATTCTCAGGCGTATTTTGCCATGGAATTTTAGTAGACAGGTCAAAGAAGCCGATCCACACTTGGACCGTAAATTGGACGCGGAGATTCCAATCATTCTCGAAAAGTGCATTCGCGCGTACCTCGATTATGCGGGTCAATTTAGCGACAAGGACATTTGGAATGTTGTTCCAAAGTATTTCAAGAAGATTCAGGACGATATGGCGAAGAACGTGTCGACCCTCATTCATTTCTTGGAAGCTCCGGAGGTTAGATACGGCGCCGACTTGTGCATCCCCCAAAAGGAGTTTGTATCCATGTTTCAGCAGCACTGCGCGCTCAACAACCTCGGGAAACCGCGCTTCAACGCAGATTTCTATGCTGGGCCGTTTTCGACGAGGGACATCGTGGTCGAAATGGGTGTCACTCGTATGTGGGAAGGTCGTCAATTCACGAATCAACCCTTTATCATGGGTCTGAGCGTCGACCGAATCGACATGGAATAAATTTTTTGTAAGTCTAATATAAGTAAGCATGAGCAAGAGTTCAGTCGCCGATTTCCTTCGTAAATCAAACGTCAAAGTCGTTCGGTCGTCGGGGGTGCGCCCGCGTCCGCGTCCGCGAGTAGTCGCACCGCCGCCACCTGTTGTGGCGCGTCCGCGTCCACCACCCGTCACTGTGCGCCGTCCGCCGCCGGTGGTGAAGACCGTCATTGCGCGTCGCCCGCCGGTGGTTGTCACTCGTCCGCGACGAAGGAAGAACGTCGTCACTCGGCGAAGACGCCTCCCAAACCTCACAAGGAACTCGCGAGGACAGTTACTTCTAAACGGCGTTCGGTGTACGCCACGAAACCTTCGAAAAACTACCCTGGTTCGGTGCGCACGAGGGTTGGGGTGTAGGCCGCGCAGAACGACGACGAAGGCTCGTCTGTGTCGCCTCATTTCGAAGCACGCCCGCCTCCCACGAATCACGCTGAAACAGATCGAGAAGGACATCCTTGGACAGCGAAAACGACGCATTTCCGCGAAACGCCTCGACGAGGACGCGAGAGTCGTGCGAGCGGTGCTATTTTCGCTCGGAAGACCGACGCGAGCGACGCAGAGACGAGTCGCGCGAGTGGTTTCAAATGCGTAGTGCGCTCCGGGACCGTTTGAAAGGGCGACGCCTGGAGTGCAAGGGCATGGATTTAAGCGTATACCGGGGTAATTTCATGGGGGAGATGGAGACGAGTCTCGCCGATGCCCTCATATACGCGATCTGTGCGTACATAGAAGCAGGGAGAGACGATGAAGGTCAAGTGTCAAAGCTCGAACGCGAATTCTACTGCGACGCGTCTTTCATGAGCTACTCAGACGACGAAGAGGCGAGAGAACATTTCAGCAAACAACGTGGGATCGATGATCACGGTCTCATCTTGTTTGTTTATGACAAATACAAAGAAATAGAGCCGCACTTGGGACAATTTCGCCAAGCTATCGCTCTTTGTGCGCGCACTTTGGAATATCACTCCAGCTTTTATTAGGCTCGGCCACGCGTTTCAAAATATCCGTATGACACGCCCAACTGTACTCGGGGAAAGCCTCTTTGATTTTATTCGACACGATGAGCGCCTGTCCTAAATGTGACAC